CACAACAAACAAGCACCCACATTAAACTAACAGTTGACTTGGGCCCGCCTCATTTACTTTGAAGTGGATTGTTAGTGGACTGTTAGTTGCTATAGGTTAATTACATTTAACCTGGTTCTGAGTCGCGCAATTAATAATGAAAGAACTCGACGGGGTAAATTTCGTTTTTTGTCCTACTACGATACCCACTCAGATTTTTGTGGTGAATTATTCTGTACTAACAGTAAACTTTTCGATTAACTCAAGTGTCCCTCTTAGTTTACTGGAGAGGGCTCTCAGTATAGGTACGAGAGCTTTGGGGTTGTTCTTCATGAACTTGACGGCATCTTCTTCTTTGAGGACTCGAAGGACCACACGTTCACTAATAGCTTTACAAGTAGCCGTGCGTGGTGTCCTTTCGAGCCATCCAATCTCTCCGAAGACCTCGTTTTCTTTGAGAGTAGCGAGGTAGCCGTATCCAGCTTTACTGACTTCTACTTCACCTTCATCTATGATATAGGCTTCAAAACTAAGTTCTCCTTCCTTGAGGATGACTTGGTTTTTCTTGAAGTAGACAGTCTTACTCATCTGTTAGTAAGTTCTAAGCTTCACAGGCTTCTGTTTAGGGGGTTTTTTTCTTACCTTAGCCTTGGGCTTAGGATTAGGATAACCTTTCAATTTAGGCATACTCTTAGAGTCCTTTATGGTTACGGATTTCTCCTTTGTTGGAATCATAAGGGAATCGAGTGGAAACTTTTCGTACTCCCTTATTTTTTACTGTCCTTGAACTTGTATCTCGCGGAGGAGGAACAGGATTACGCCTCCCAAGGCTCGAATTGAAGTCCCCCGAACTTGTGTTTCCTGATATCTTTGATGCTCTCATTTTCTAGCTCCTTGTATTTATGATTACGTTCTACTTTCCTAGTTCTGAAACGCTTGTCTCTGAACATCTTGTTGATCACTTGGTTCTCAAGTTCATACTTAGCTTTCTTGTCTATTATTCTCATTAGTTAGGTATTGCTATTTTAGCAGCCTTAATATTTGGATGTTCACTAATTTTTTTATATATATACGATGTGCCAGAACCTTTAGAAGTCTTTAATTTACTTTTAAATAAGGAAAAAGCTGTACCATCTTTATTAGATACTATTTTCCAATATTGTTTACCAATCTTAGTTTTAAAAACACTACCTTGTTTGCTTCCAATTCCTAAATCAACTTTAGGTTTATCTTCCTTTTTTCTCTGGATTACTTTCTCTTGTTGTCTTTTTGAACCTTGTCCTCTATAACCTTTTTCAGATTCTGTTTGTTTAGATTTTTTTTGTTTTTGAGCCTTTGCAATACGTTTTTGAAGTTGTTTATAGGTAAGACTAGCTGCTTTAGGAATTCCTAATCTAGCAGCAAGGGCGATTAAAGCAGCAGGTCCAGGCATATTACATTATACTCCTTTTATAAGGGACACATCCTAGATTAAAATAAGGAGGAATAGTACGTTTTTCTTCTTCAGCTTTCTTAAAGAATTCATTATGTTTCTTTACACACTCTTGGTGACTTTGAAACGTACCTATTATTTCTCCATGTTGAATTTGAACAGGAGCAGATGTAAGATTTAAATGTATTACTATAAGTAACCAGATCATACCCTAACCCACACGTTTTCATCTTCTTGACTTACTTCAGCAGTATTCATAAATGATTTTATATTTTCCTCTAGTTCTTCTACTCTACGGTCATTATAGGCTATAGCTTCATCAGCAGCCATCTGTTCTACCCAGTAGTTAACTCCCATAGCGAGAACATCTATTCTATCGTCATACTGGAGTGAACCTTTATCTCTGGTAAGACGAGTCATTTGATAAAACAATTGTCTACGAGGCTCTTCTTTATTCTCCTCGTAGTCTCTTTCAGCTTCAGTTAAACTTATAATCAACCTATGTTGATTCATAATTGGTTCTAGTACGTCTATAATCCTTGCTTCTTTCTGCTTGGAATGCTTGATTTCCTCTACATGACACTGGTGAAACTGGTTTAATACAGGTTTGAACAGCTCTGTATACATACCGTCACCAAAATTAGCCTCTATTTCTATGGTATTTACCTTATGTTCTTGTGCTATTAGAGCTAACTTGCGTAATGTAGGCTTATCATAGCCACCTTTCAGTCCACCTACAGCTAATACAAAGATTTTACCGTTTAATATCTTGGTAACAACGTATCCTGTCTCATCAGCTCCCCTACCAGCAGGATCTATGTGCATAGCAGCACCAGTATACTCGTAGTAATCTGTAGAAACCTCGAAAGGCTTGTAGAAATAGTCTCCTGAGAGGCCAACCGCAGGTAAATCCATGAGTTCATCACGCGCCCATTGGACTCTACCAGGAGACTTTTCGGTATTTAAAGGGATTACAAGTAGATCTCTGAGTTTAAGTGGGTATCTCTGGTCATCTTCACCGGAAGTATCCAGCATAAACTGTAAAGCAAACCCTGATTTACCATAAGATGCTTCTCTTTCTACTAAATCTAGGTCATCGAACCTGAATGGGTCTGTAGGCTGTCCTACAGTCTTTTCTAATGTAGAGATGAATGGGGCTAACTTAGTCCCATAAAACGTCTTTAAACGGCTCTCAGGCATCCTAGCGGGCCATATACGACACTTGTAACCTCTAGTCTGTAGATTAGTGTAGAGACTCTCTTCAACTTGAGGTGTCCCTAAGTAGACTATGCGTCCCACTTTTGGCATTACTACAGCATCAAACTCTTTAACTACTTCTCCTAACTTATCTCTCATTACCTGAGTAAGAGCATTACTTAGAACTTCAACATCATCAGCAATAATAATATGAGCACGAGAACCAACTATCTGACCAGTAATACCAACAGACTTAACAGAAGGAGCGTGGGAAGCCCTAGAAGGAGCAACATCAAAAGCAACGTTAGAGCTTCTCTGATCCTCTCTTGCCCTGAGATGTTGGAGGATAGGCATTTCATGAATGATTCTTTTAGTAAATGTAGAAAAGTCATCTGACCTCTGTTTAGATGCGGATACTACAAGGAACTTAAGTTGTGGATCACATAACAACTTCCAAACAACAAAAGCAGAAGTAATCCAAGATTTACCGACTCCTCTAAAGGCCTGGATAATAAGTCTCTTAGGCCCACTTTGGAGATACTCAGCGATGTCGTATTGTATAGGAGTAGGATCAGGTAAAGCAAGATGCTTCCAAGCAAGATAGAGAAAATTACGAAAATCATCTTTAATTAATTGGAGCTGACTCTTGTTTGTTTGTAGGTGTTTCGTCAAAAGGTAGCTCCTCGACTAGTGATTTTATATCCTCGTTATTAGTACCAAGGCACTCAATATTGTTATCTCTGAGGAACTGCCTTGCCACATTGAGATGTGCAGGGGTAGCCTCACCTGACTTAATATTTTCAGCCAGAGTTCTCGCAAGTAATCCATGAAGTTCTCCTAAATCATTTACTGTACCGTTACTCATATAATTACCTCGTTGAAAATCGTTGACTCTTAGATCTACTTCTTCCAGAAGATACACTTTGTTTTCTGGCAGAACCACTTCCTCTACGAATACTTAAATTACTAGAACTTCCACTAGAAGATAAACTTCTTAATACTGGAGGAGGTGCTGATTCCTTAAGAGAACTTATTGAAGGATGTGAATAATTAGGTCTAATATTATGAAAAACATTGGTTGGTTCACCTTTAGCTTTACTTATAGCATCCCTATTAGCAATATTATGCATCATCGGCACCATACACATATCAATTAACCTCATTCATCTGTTAGTCTCCTTACTTTATCTTCTACCTTATCAATAGGACTTTTTTTTGTCTCACATACTTCTTTGTAAATATCATTATTCCTGCTTACTACAGCTAAATCTTTAGAGACAACTTCAGGAGGATTACTTTCCATAAGCCACTTCTTTGTTTTCTCATTCAGTTTAACTTCGTCATACCATAAACATTCTTTAGAATAATAATCATCGTGATCATAAAATCCTATTGCAAAATTAGCAGCAGGAGCTACTAGTTCTGGAAGGATACTACATCCCGTCCAGAACGTCAGGCATACCAACACGATCCCTAACCTTAGCTTTAGCTTCATCAATCTCTTTCTCCACTTCTACTCTAGCAGCCATCCCTTTAGGATGATTAATATTATTAAAGATATTACCTGCTAACCAGTTAAATATAGGCCATATAGTTCCTAGTACCGGAACTTTCTGTACCCACCTGTCAGGAAGTGACCCAGTAATAGCTGTAAATACAAGAACTACTTCACCGGCTATCTGAAACCATGCCTGATTCATAAACATTTCCATTACAACATTTCTCCTTTTTATTAGTTTTATCTTGCTTACATACCGTGAGTTTACAGCTAGGACAATAATAATCTTTATACCATTTAAAGCCTGTCATACCTTGAGACACTTGTTCCATCTCTCCTAAACACTTTTCACATTTTATTGGCAAACGTAAGTACCAAATAAAATCCCAACTACAGCCATAAACATCATAGATTTCCAACAACATCTATTCATCATATCCATCAGTTAACCTCCTTATATCAGTTATTAAAGAACAAGGGATCATACCAGTTCCCTTATAGGTCTTATTATCATTCTCCTTATTATAAGCTAATATAACATAGTCATCTTTAAAACTTAAGAAAAAACCTATAGTATCATAGTATACTTCTTTAATCTCAAGTGTATCTATAGTTATTTCATCTGGATCATCTACAGCATCTCTCCAGGTAATAATAACAGGAGTATCTTTTTCAACTTTCTTTATCAATAAAAGTAATTGAGTTAATTCCATAGTTTTAGCTCCAGACATCAGCAATACTTCCTTTTCCAACTTCAGGAATATATGGAATTTTAGTTGACTCTGGTGAAGGAGTTTGAGTTGAACCAACTTGAGATACTAATGCTCCTTCATTCATACCACTTTCTGAGATACTATTAAATCCTACAAACCTATTACTTAAAGAATAATAGGGATGATCTATGCCACCATCTATTTTACTTACTGGATTCATTTACTTGTAAGTCCAATCCAAGCAGCAGCAGCTCCTAACGCTGTAGCTATAGCTGTACCTACTCCTCTTACGGTTTTTATTTGGGTTTCTATTTGGTCAACTCTAGAGTGGACTCTACGGATAGTACCCTCATTATCCTCAATCTCTTTATTATAATGATCTAGCAGCTCATTAATTCGTTGATGTCTGACAGCCTCTAAGTCTTCATGAGCTTTAAATTTATCTGTTATGTGCTCTTTAAGGGTTTGTATTTCTTCCATTCTTATCCTCTCTATTGTTATTTAAACCGATTGTCCACCCAGCATTTAGCATAGTACATA